AATGGCTGCTCCGCACATGGGTTAAATCCCATCACACGATAATCCTTACCGTCTGGCGCATCCTTTAGTCGTCCATAATTACGAGCAACATCAAGCCAGATAAAACCTGGTTCTCCGTTTTCTGTAATTAAATCTACATAGTCTTCGTACTTTGTTCCCACTTCTGCTGAAATAGAATTATTAGACATCCAAGCCCAACCTGGATTCTCTGGATCAAATGAGTTACGCTCTGGGAACATCTCTGAATTCTTTAGATTCATAAATGTTTCATCTCCTGCTGTACCCAAAGCAAGTGTTGCTGATCTACGAACATTGCCTGATACCACACAGGTACCAATAAGGTTTACAAGGTCTACGATAGCACGAGAGTCTAGTGTTTCTCCGCCTCTGGAGCCGATTACACGGTCTATCTGGTCGTGCAACTTGATAAGAGGTGCAGGTCCTGAAGCAACGCCTCCAAAGCCCTTAATAGGGGCTCCAAGAGGTCTGATCAAATCATAGTTAAACTTCTGAATACTCTGGTTTGCTCTGAGATATGAGTTGATAAGTAGTCTGACTGACTCTACCCAACCTTCACGAGTGTCTGGAATTTCGAACACCTGTTCTGGTTCTGTTGGGGTATAGATTGAGAAATTCTTATCCTGTCCCACTGTATCAAACCCTACACCAATTCCAAGCATCAATGCATCCATAACCCAAGCAAATAATGCTCCTGGATCATTCTTGTCAAGGTCCTTTGTAGAAACCATTGCACAGTTTTGTAGTGCTGCAGAGTTCTTTTTCTCCATAGTCATAGGAGTTCCAAATGCCCACATACCACGACCTGGTGGAGTCCACTTCAATTCAAACATTCTTTGGAATGCTTCTTGTGCAGACTTCTGAGCCTTATAGTCATTCCATGGAAGACGATTCTCTTTAGCATGGTTCTTCTGTACTGAATACATACCCTCGATTACACGACGACAAACTTCATGCCAGCGTTCTTTAGTTCCATCTTCCTTCATTCTAGAGTAAGTACGAATAAAAGTAATTTCTCCAAGTGAATTTTCTGCTGCATCCTTAAACCCAAATGGGCTTTCTTGGCTTTTATACTTTTCTACAAAATCCTCTGGAAGTTTAAAACTAAAAAAATCTGACATTTGTATCGTCCTTTCAAAAACGGAATAAGTCTTAATTATAGCAGAGTTTTGTAAAAAGTAAAACTCTACCTAAATGTGTAGTTGATAGTTATTTAAAAACTCATTTACCACTAAGTATATGGTTTAACTCTATGTGGTTTATATTGACATGGCTTGGTAATTGTGATACCCATCTTATACATTCTGCCATGTCTTCTGCTGTTAAAGCAATGTCTCTTTTTTCTTCTTGTGTGTCAATTGTTCCTGGACATATTTCAGTAATCTTAATACCGTACTGTGGAAACTCCAGCCTCATTGTATCTACAAGAGCCATCATTCCTCTTTTGGCATTTGTATAATTTCCTCCACCGTGATAGGCAAATTTTCCACCAAGAGAACTAATAAAAATTATTGTTGGAGAACTAGACTTTTTCATTTCTGGAACAAAAAGTTGTGATAAATACATTGGCCCAGATACGTTTATATCATAGGCTCTCCTGAAGTTATCCATTGTTTCATTTACTATATTTGTTGGACCAGCACCGCCACCTGCATTGTTTACTAAAAGGTCTAGAGTTATGTCCTTATATTTTTCATGAAATCTTTTTATTTCTTCAGAGTTGGTTATATCCATTTGATAAACTTCAACATTATCAGAAACAAGTTTTGAAACATTTGATAAGTTTCTAGATACGGCTATAACCTTATACCCACTTTCAGATAAAAGTTTTACCGTTGCATATCCAACGCCTTTGCTTGCTCCAGTTACAATTGCTGTTTTTTGCACTACAGTGTATCCCACTTAAAATATTTTCTATATCTTTCTAAGTCGATAACATTTGGATCTACCCACCAGTCTTCATGCATTTGTCTAACTACCAAAGAGTAACCAAGAGAATCCAGTATCTCTCTTTGAGCGTCTCTCATTGCCGTGTTTCTCCAATACATGTTTGCATCATGTTCAAATGTTATTACTGAAAATCTATACTTATTAATAGGAACCGCAATTAGTCCGTGCAGAGTTGTATAATGATTTCCTGCAGGTCTGCCATCCATTTGATATCCAGCATCGATATCTACCTGTAGGTAGTCTATTTGATTTGGAAAGTTGTTCTCTTCAAAGTATCCAATATAGTCAAACTTTGTTGCATCTCCTAGGATGCAAGGGTTTTTTCTATTCTCAGAAATCTCTTTATGTAATTCTGGAACAATCTCAAATGATACACCTTTCCAGTCAAACTCTGTTTCAAGCCTGTAGGTATTGCTTCCATTTACAGAGTGTGCAGCGCCAAGTTCAACATAGTATCCACCTCTTTTTTTATTTAAAAGGTTTAAAACAAACTCTTCTTGCTCGCTTGTTGGTTGATGATAACTAGGCATGCTAGTGAATCCAGTGTTGTGGAACCATAATCTTTTCACCGCTTTTAACTAAGTGTGCAGTGTGGTGATATGGTGGAGATGGTGGGAACACTATAACGCTACCTGCTTTTGGCTTAATAGCAAATGTATAGTTTCCGTTCTTCTCTGCCTCAGAAAAGTCTGGCTCTGGGCTTGGGTGAGTAAGAACTCCTTCTGGAGAAGCAATAGTAAAAGAAATTTCTCCGCCTTCATAGTCGTCATTTAAATACATAACGAAAGAAACCTTTAATCTTTCATCCCCTTCTTGCTGATCAAAATGGGCACCCATAAAGGTTCCAGATTGATACTTCTTGATTGGGTACTGTGGAAAAAGTTTTGGCTCGTCTGTTATTCCTTGTGCTTTTGCATAGTCTCTGGCTACATCGTCAAAAGCCTTCTGCAATGTCTCATAAATATACTTATTCTTTTCATCTGTTTCTGCAGTTAGAGCAATAGTCTTGTCTGATCCATATACATAGTGCTGACCGCTACAGGCCATCCACTCGCCCCACTCATCTTTGTTGTCATTTTCAATTGCCTCAACAAGTTTCTTAGGGTCTTCAATTACATTTGTGTAATAATAAACCTTTTCTTCAAGTATTTCTTTTTCCATTATTGCCTCCTAGTATTTGTTGTTTTCGTAAAAGTTCTTTACTTTTATAAAGCCAACTATAACGTATCTGATTGGCCCCTTACCTACATGTCTTACGCCATGCTCAAATTCTTCGTTACCTGGGAAAATCAGCAAAGACGCTGGCTTTGGCCTTAAGTCTGAGTTTTCCTTATTCTGAAAGAACAGGGTCCCATCCTTGTAGTCGTCATTTATGTATAGTATAGCAGCATATTTAATAGATGGATCTGTATGCTGATCTGTATGAGACTTTAATTCTACTCCCTCTTGCATTCTTTGCATAGTTCCAAATCCAGCAAGTTCTAGACTGTCATCTGCAATTGCTAGTAAGTCTCCAAGTCTTTTTTGAAGAACTCGACTTATATCTCTTTTACCAATATTTAAATTTTTGTCATCCCAGCCTCGTGTAATTTCATACTTGCCTTCTGCTACAAGATTATCTACATCGTCTCTGCCAAATTTTTCCATACAGAACTCTGCAAGACTTCTTTTGTATTCTATAGACCAATCTTCATTTTTTGTAGTTGCTATAATATCAAGAATTATTCCTAGTTCAACCTTGGATAAAAAGTTTTCAACTACAAGGATTTGGTCGTGAAATATTTCAAAACTATATCCAGCATCTTCAAATTCTTTTTTTAGAAAAGGTTCCATTTAGATTTCCTCAACCTTATACTTATTTCCTTTATCGTCAAGTTTCCATCCTTGCTTCAACAACTCTTGCCATTCTGCTCTTTCAATTTCTTGTTGTGCTCTAGTGGCTTTCATTTCTTCAGCCCAAGCATCTCTTAGTTCTTGTGGATATGCATCTTCTTCTCTATCATCCCAGAAAGATCCTAGAGTATATCTTACACCACTAGTAATTAAGGTTACCTCGTGCATATTGTTAAATCCACCATCAAATGCAGCAAGCATTCCAACTTTTGGTGCCAAACTTATATCTTGATCTGGGAACTGCAACATTCCACCTTCAAAGTTGTCGTTTAGGTATAAAAATGCTGCGTATCTGCTTCTTGTAAATGCTCCAGACTTTCCCTGCTCATCTGTATTATCAGAATGCTTTCTAGCGTAGGCTCCTGGCTCCCACTTTTGAGTATGGTATCCAATCTGAGAAATTATTTTTGGATCAAGGTCATGAACACTTGCTACTGCATTAACAATTCCCTTTTTCATATCTGAAAAAATATTAGGATCTAGACCTTCTGCGATTACATGCTCGTCATTGTCTTGTGGTAAAACAGACGAGTATGACTCATAAAAAGATATTGGCATCCAAGTAATCAAGCCAAGTTCTGCATGCTTATCTAAAACCTTTACAAGTTTAGCAGCGGTTTCTGCATCAATAAAGTTTTCGTAAACAACTATATCCTTTGTTATTCTTTTTTTATTTTCTAGATTCATGAGACCCTTCTTTCTTTTTCTGAACTAATCTTATTAGGATTATCATCTCTAAACTTTTGCATAATGTCTTCTTGCATTTCTGCCCACACTTCTTTTCCAAATTCTTTTTCTTTTTCAAACCAAAGCGGTTCACCATCTTCATACTTCATCCAGTACATTCTTGATATGTATTTATTTGCTTCTCCCGTTGGTGGCATTACTCCATGTATATAAACAGATCCATCTTTTGTTAATATTTCTGGGTGTCCTGAAGGGAAAATCAAAAAGTCTCCTGCCTCTGGCTTATACATAAATGCTTCTCCAGAAACAATAAAGTCAATCTCTCCACCTTCATAGTCATCGTTAAAATATGCTAAAGCAGTGATAACAAACTTGTGGTCTGGACTTTTTATTGGCTGTCTTATATAGTCTGAATGATATGTCATTGCAATTGGGTCATCTATGTCTGTTCTGTATCTTGCAATAGATGGACCAACCCTTCGCCATTCAAATACTTGATTTCCATACTGGTCTGTTATATATTTTTCTTTATCTATATTAACTCCAGTTCTTATAGCATAGTCTTCTGTTGCCTTATAAAAAATATGAAGCAGTTCTAGTATTGCAAGCCTTTGTTCTTCTTCTTTTTCTGTTTTTGTCTCTATACTTTCAACAGACTCAATACTAATTCCATGATGATAGTCTTTAAATGTAGGGTATAGATATTGTCCAAAATGAGACCACTTTGTCCATGGACTAAGCAAATCATCTCCTTCAGACTCTCTTAAAATTCTATAGGTATTTTCTATGTCCTTAAAAAGATTTTTGTATACAAATATTTGTGGGTATATTTCTATTGGGTTTAAGTTGTTTGATGTCATTGCTATCATGGCTGTCTTTCTCCAGTGTGTTTAGTTATTTCCCAAAAAAATGGACAGGTGTATCTAATACCACTCTTAATCTCTGTTACTCCATGAATGTACTCTTTGTCCCCTGGGAAAAAATAAGCAGCACCTTTCTTTGGCTTAAACTGAACTCCTTGATTTGGGAAGTATAACTCTCCACCCTCATAGTCGTCATTTAAATAAAATAAACTAGATAAGTCGTAGTTGGGAAAATCATTGGGAGTTCCAGCATCTGGACCTTCGTGCAATTCTTTGTCTGCATGTGGCTTTTGCAGTTGTCCTGGAAGCCACCTAACAATCGTTGTCCCTGTTGGAATAACCTCAACCTTGTAAAATTCTTCAACAATTGGTTTTAGTCTTTGAAAAAGACCTGCAACTATTGGGGATATGTTGGGATCATTCTTATCTAAAGTTGGCTGAGTAGCAACTCTATCTTTCCAATAACTTGATTCATAAACAACTGTTCCATTCTCATTTACATGACTTTCTGTAACATCCCAAATTGTTAAAGACTTTGCAGCCTTTTCTAAAAAGTCCATCTCCTCTTGAGTCATAAAGTTCTCTAACTCAACAATCATATCTTTACCATTGCCAAACCAGCCTGAAGGCGTTAGTGATGGTTTTCTCTGAACTACTTTATATTCTTCCATGCTCATAGTATATCACCGTTAGTATTATCTTTAACTGAAAGTTTTAGTGCTTTTACTTCGTGAGATCCTAAAGAATCTCCTTTTTCATTTACAGCATTTCTATACCAGTCAGTCCACTCTCCCGAAGAGTTTACAACTTGTGCTGCTTGTCCATAAGAAAGGTTTGATGCTTCTCTTTTTCTTTCTGGATCCATATACTTATTGATCTCAATAGTGCTGTTATTTAGGCTAGTTAAAGATATTGGAATAATTGTTGCAAGTGGCGTACCCGCTTTAATTGTTACAACTCTGTTTGCAGCCTTTGCTTTAATTGCAAGTGGTAGAGGGTTGTCATAAAAGGATGTAGTCATTAAAGAAGACATAGTTTCAAATTCATTACTAAAGTAGTTTACTGGATTAATTGTTA